ATAGTTCTTAATCGCCGCTCACTATTAGAGCAAATGCAAAAGGAAGATAAGCAAATAGAATTTGCCAAATTAGCAGTAGGCCAAATCCATAAAGGCAAAATATCAGGAATAACTGAATATGGAGTTTTTGTTGAAATAAGTCTGCTTGCTGGCTTGGTCCATAAGTCCAAGATGGGTGAACTAACGCCTGATCAATTTACTGTTGGTCATGAAGTAGAAGTAGAGATCATAGAGATTGACTTTGAAAAGAGCAGGTTGTCGTTAGCATTTAGAGGTTAACATGGCTTGGCCACCTACATATTTATCACCTATCACAGAAACTGAATTAGCCAGAACTCGTGGCTATGAGGTTATTGATTTTATTGAGACTCTCTGCCATTTAACGGAAGACTCTATTGCTGGTAAGACTGGCGATAAGTTTATTCTTAGACCTTGGCAGAAAGACCTCTTGCTACATTTGTATGCTGAGAGAGAAGACGGATTACTAAAACACCGTCGTGCCTTAATTGGCATTGCTCGTAAGAATGGAAAGTCAGCCCTTATTGCTTCTCTTGTTTTAGAGCAATTAGTTTTAGGTGTTAATGGTGGTCAGATTTATTCTGCGGCGGCAGATAAAGAACAAGCCAGAATCATCTTTAAAACAGTAAAGAAGATGATTGAACTTGAACCAGAATTAAAAGATATTTTAGAAGTTTATCAGAATACAATTTATAATCCACTTACAGGATCAGTATATAGAGCCTTATCATCGGAAGCATACACCAAAGAAGGCTTAAACTCTACATTTATTGTTATAGACGAATTACATGCACAACCAAATAGAGAACTTTATGATGTATTGTCTCTATCTATGGGTGCTCGTGAAGAACCAATGCTTGTAGCAATTACTACGGCTGGTTCAAAATATGATTCAAATGGTAAAGATTCTGTTTGCTACGACATGTACAATCGTGGAGTACAAATAGCAAAAGGCGAAGTTGAAGATCCTTCCTTCTTTTTTGCATGGTGGCAAGGCAATGAAAAATTAAATTATAAGGATCCTGAGAATTGGCATTTAGCAAATCCTTCTTTTGGCGATATTTTATCTCCTGAAGATATGGAGTCTGCTGTATTACTTACTCCTGAAAATGAGTTTAAAACTAAAAGACTCAATATGTGGGTAAGCACAGGCCAAGCATGGATTCCCTCAGACGCTTGGGAAGCATTAACACTTAAGAATCGTGGGGCGATTAAGGGTGAAGATGTAGTCCTGGCGTTTGATGGGTCTTTTTCTAACGATGCTACTGCTATAATTGGATGGTACTTAGGTGGAGAAAAGCCTCACCTAAAGATAGTAGGCTTATGGGAGATACCAGAAGTAGACCCAGATCCTATGTGGACTGTTCCAATTGCAGAGGTAGAGAAAACAATTATTGATGCCTATAGAGATAAAGACACCAATACGATTGAGATTTGCTTTGACCCAGCAAGATGGGCCAGAACATTTATGATTCTTGAAGAGCAAGGTATGCCAATCATATCTTATCCAAACTCTGCAGAACGCATGGTGCCTGCGACTCAAAAGTTTTATGAGGCAATTATGAATCAATCATTTACCCATGATGGTGATCCAAGACTTGCCAGACATATAGCAAATACAGTAACAAAGACTTCCTCAAGAGGTCTAATGGTAGCAAAGGCTACTAACAAAAGAAAGATTGACGCTGCAGTAGCAGCAATATTTGGCTATGATAGGGCAACAGCACCTAAACCAAAGCCAGTTGTACCAAGAATACACTTCGTATAAGGAGAATGATGAAGAAGCCTAAAATAGATTGGTCACTATTAACAGAGATTGCGGGTGTAGGTCTTGCTACATATGGACTTTATTTGATTTCAATGCCTATTGCTTTTATAGCATTAGGTGTATTTTTAGTTTATATAACGGAAAAGGAGTAACATGTCTGCAGGTATTTATAACTTTACCTTGGATCAGGGTTCCACATGGACACTACAACTTGTTTATGAAGACCCAAGCGGTACTCCAATTAATCTAACTGGCTACACTGCTGAAATGAAAGTTAGAAAGAAAGCAGATTCTTCTGCTGTTGTTTTGTATTTATCAACAGCAAATGGCGGAATTACAATTACTGGCGCACAAGGAAAACTAAATTTAATAGCAACAGATGAGCAAACACAGCCAATTGAGCCAGGAATTTATGTTTATGATTTAGAATTAGATATAGCAGGAACAAGAAGTCGCCTAATTCAAGGCATGGTAACAGTCAGTGCGGAGGTAACATACTAAAATGGCTAATCAAGTCACAATTGATGAATACAATAACCAAGTCATAGTTACTTCACCTGGTCCTCAAGGTTTACCTGGACCTACAGGCGCTACTGGCCCTGCTGGTGGTCCAACTGGTGCTACAGGCCCAACTGGTCCAACTGGTCCTACTGGTGCTGGAGTTACTGGTGCTACTGGACCAACTGGCCCAACAGGAGCAACTGGAGCAACTGGACCTTCTGGTGCAGGAAGCACTGGTGCAACTGGTGCAACTGGCGCAACTGGTCCTACAGGAGTTACTGGCCCTACAGGTCCTGCTGGAGTTCAAGGAGTTACAGGTCCAACTGGACCACAAGGAATTGCAGGCGCAACAGGTGCCACTGGTCCTGCAGGCGCAACTGGAGCCACAGGCGCAGTAGGTGCAACTGGAGATACAGGTCCTACTGGCGTTACTGGCGCAACTGGCCCAATTGGTGTCACTGGAGCGACTGGACCTACAGGAGCAACAGGTAATCCTGGAGCAGATGGAGATAAATACTCCACAACCTCTTTGAGTTCTGTGCTAATTGGAAGCGGTACAAAAACATTTACTCTTACAGATCTTAATGTAGATTACACTATTGGACAAACAGTTATTGCTGCTTACGATATAAGTAATTCAATAATTGGTGATGTTGTTTCTTATAATAATGGAACTGGTGTTTTGACACTTAATGTAACTTCATTTACAGGTTCTGGAACATATTCTTCATGGCAAGTAAATCTTGCAGGTGCCGTTGGTATTGCAGGAGCAACAGGCGCTACTGGTCCAACTGGACCTATTGGCGCAACTGGTGATACTGGACCTACTGGAGCCACAGGCCCAACTGGTCCTCAAGGTGTTACTGGTAACATTGGTCCAACTGGTGTAACTGGAGATACTGGGCCAACAGGTGCTACAGGACCTCAAGGCGTAACTGGAGACACAGGACCAACTGGACCTCAAGGTGTTACAGGAGATACTGGCGCTACAGGAGCGACTGGTCCGCAAGGCGTAACTGGAGATACAGGTCCTACAGGACCAACAGGTGCCACAGGCGCTACAGGCGCTACTGGACCGCAAGGAGTCACTGGTGCAACTGGTCCTCAATTTACATTTACAGGAACATCTACAGATACTGTTACCTATGTTCCATTCTCATCAGTAAATATAACAACACAGCCAGGATTGGCATGGGTATCAGGAAACACTGGTAGATTATATTCAACTGATCAGACAGTTGTAATTGAATTCGTATGTAATTCTTACAATGTAAGCACTGGTGCTATGAGCATCTTTATGATTAATTCTATATTTGGACCTGGACCTAAGTCTTCATGGAACATATTCTTAAATGGTCTTACAGGAACTCAAGGAAATCCTGGCGCTACAGGACCAACAGGTGCCACAGGTGCTACTGGTGCGACTGGTGCTACAGGCCCTGCAGGAGCAGTCTTTACTGGCTATGATAGAGAAATCCATGTGTCAGGAACTGACGGTAGCGATGTAACTGGTAATGGTGATTTAGTAAATCCTGTTGCAACAATTACATATGCTTTGACATTATTAAGTTCTACAAGAGCAACAATTGTTGTACATCCAGGTGCTTATACTGAAAATCCTACATTGCCAAATATTTCTGGACTAAATATTACCTCTGCTACTGGAGAAAGTGGTGGAAATAGCCAAACACTTATAAATGGAACATTACAAATACCAAGCGGTGCAACAAACACTACAATTCAAGGATTAACAGTTCAAAATCTTGAAGTTCAAGGTACTGCTAATGCAAATATCTTTGACTGTACTATTGGAGGCACCTTAACTAAGAGTTCTTCTGGAGCATTGTTTGTAAAAGGATTAAGAATTGGACAAAATGCTGTAAATATTACTGGTCCAGGTCTTGTTCGTATTGATGACTCAAGTACTGGTGGAACAGTAACAGTAAATAATGCTTCTGCTATAGCAGTCTTTAAGAATGTAAAGAATATTTACTTCCCAACCTTAACTAATGGAACTGTATATTTTGTTGATTCATCAATTTATGGTGGTGGCCCATATGGAATAGTTCAGGCTGCAGGAACTGTTTACATGTTTAATTCTCAGGTATTTAATGCATCAGGCACAGCACTTAATGCAGTTGATTTTAATGGAAACTATTCAATAATTAACTCTGCATTAAATTATGCTGGTTCTGATTTTACTGGTGCAACATCTTTACCTATTCCTTCAGATTATTCATATAATGTTACTGCCAATGCTTTTGTAACTCGTGGTGGTACTGCATCTCAATATGTTAAGGGTGACGGATCATTAGATTCAACTCCAGCAGGCGCTACAGGTCCTACAGGACCAACAGGAGCCACTGGACCTGCAGGTGCAACTGGTCCAACTGGACCTGGTGGTGCTTTGGGCTATTGGGGCGGTTTCTGGTCTACTGCTGATCAGACGGCGGCAGCAGCAAATACTCCATACGCTATTACATTTAACAATATAGATCCATCAAGTAATGGAGTTTCTGTAGTATCAAATAGCAGAGTTACATTCTATAATGCTGGTGTTTATAGCCTCACATTCTCAATTCAATTTACAAATACTGATACTCAGATTCATGATACAAATGTTTGGTTCAAGAAAAATGGAACAAATATTCCTGATTCTGATAGCAAATTCTCAGTTATCAATAGACATGGTAGCGTAGATGGAAACATTATTGGAACAGTCAATCTTGTTTTAGATCTTGCTGCAAATGACTATATTGAACTATTCTGGGAAACAACCAATACGGCAGTATCTTTAGATTACATGGCAGCAGGTGTAAATAATCCTGCAGTTCCTTCTATAATCTTTACTGCAACTCAGGTTATGAATACACAGGTTGGACCAACTGGTGCGACTGGTGCCACTGGTCCTCAAGGTGCTACTGGTGCCACAGGACCTGGCGGTGGAGATTTAATTGCTGGTCCAATCTTATCTTCATCTGGAGTATCTTCCATTAATGCTGCAAATAAGACTGGTACTGGAGACACATTTGTAGTAAATGCAGGTACTCCTCAAATTACTTCAGGTATTGTTGTAGATACAGCATCAGCATTTGGTGGAATGTATATTAGTAAGGGTGCTTCATCACAATTTGGTTCTGTAGCAATAGGTAACTCTGAAACATTAGCAAGTGTTACTACAGGTAATCAAAATGTTGCTCTTGGTGGTCGTAGTATGCAATATACCACTGCTGGTAGAAATAATATGGCTATTGGCGCTGAATCACTTAGATACAACACAACTGGTGAAGAAAATGTTGGTGTTGGAACATTTACTATTTACAATAATGCAACAGGTAATTCTAATACCGCAATTGGATCTGCAGCACTAAATGGTGGAGTAGGTGCCAATATAAATAACAATGTTGCCATTGGTACAAATGCTCTTCTTAATACTCAAACAAGCAATCAGGTTGCTGTTGGTTATCAGGCTTTGAGACAAAATACAACAGGTACTCAGAATACAGCGCTGGGATATCTTGCACTAACTAACAATACAACTGGAAGCAACAACATTGCTATAGGTACTAATGCATTACTTAATTCTAATGTTGACAATAGCATTGCTATTGGAGTTAATGCATTAACGAATACTACAGCAAGCAATAACCTTGCTATTGGTAATGCTGCATTACAAAATAATACAACTGGTACTCAAAACTTTGCATTTGGAAACGGTACATTACAATTAAATACTACTGGTAATTCCAATCTTGGTAATGGTCCTGGAGCACTAAATAACAATACAACAGGTAGCAACAATATTGCTATTGGAAATAATGCATTGTTTACTAATACAACAGGAGGCCTTAATGTTGCTATTGGAGTTAATGCACTTAACGCACTTACAACAGGCACAAATAATGTTGCTATTGGAAATAATGCTGGTCAATCTCTTACTACAGGAGGAGGCCTTCTTGCTATTGGTACATCATCAGCACAATATGCAACAACTGCAGGTGGAGTTGCTATTGGTACAAATGCTATGCAAGGAAATATAACTGGTACTGCAAATATTGCTGTCGGAGCAGGAACAGGTGTAGGTATTGGCTCTTCACTTAACAACACCTTTATTGGTCAAGGTACTGGGCAAAATACTGGTACTGGTACAGCAGTACTTGGCGCAATTGTTCCTGGTTCTGGTTATACCGATGGAACATATACAGGTGTTAATCTATTTCCACTTAGAGCAACTGCAGGAACTCCTGGTACTTTCACAATAGTAGTCTCAGGTGGAGCAGTCACTTCTGTAACAATAACTTCTGCTGGATCTGGAGTTATTGCTGGAGATAATTTAGGAATAGTTAATCCTTTTGCTCCAGCAGGACTATTAACAGGATCAGGTTTTAGTGTTGCAGTTACTGCTGTAACAAATACTAATGGCGCTAATACCATGATTGGTAGAGGAGCAGGTCAGTTTAATACAAGCGGTACAGCAAATACACTGATTGGATATTTTGCTGGAAGATCTACTGGTGCTGCAACTACTTATTCAGGCAATGTGTTTATTGGAAATGCAGCGGGATCTAATGAAACTAACTCCAATAGACTTTATATTGATAATACTAATACATCAACTCCACTAATTTATGGTGAATTTGATAATCGTGTAGTTAAAATAAATGGTAATTTCCAGATTCCATCAACAAATGTTCCAACAACAGCATCCTCTACAGGAACAGCAGGAACCATTGTTTGGGACAATGACTATATTTATGTGTGCATTGCGACAAATACCTGGAAGAGAGTAGCAATATCAACATGGCCATAAGGAGAATAGGTTAATATGAGTCTATCTAAAAGATTAAAGGCATCTGGTGAACAAAGACAGGGCAATAACCAATATATTGAACCTCTGATTCCACCAAGACCACTATATGGCGTAGCCAATGCTGGTGTTTATGTAGATGCAGATTCTGCTCTACGCATTTCTACTGTTTATTCCTGTGTAAGATTACTTGGAGATACTGTTTCTTCACTACCAATGGGTGCTTATGTACGCAGAGGCCGTAATCGTATTTCTTATTCGGCGGTATATGGAAGTCAACCTGAATGGATAAATAAGCCTAATCCAGAATCAACAAGATTAGAGTTTATTGAGCAAATAATCACATCTCTACACCTACATGGAAATGCATATGTCCTAACAGTTAGAGATGACATGGGTGAGGTAGTAGAACTATATTGCCTTAATCCTAATGATGTTAAAATTGAAAGACCATTTCCAGGAGAACCTCTTGTATATAAACTAAGAGATGAATTAAATAACTTTACTCGTGTTTTGACAAATAAAGAAATTGTCCATATTCCAATGATGAAGGTTCCTGGAAGCCATTATGGATTATCTCCAATTGGTGCATGTAGAATGTCTGTAGGAATATCTATGGCTTCTGATACATATGCTTCTTCATATTTTGGTAATGCCGCAAATCCTGCAGGTGTTATTGAAGTAGCAGGAGAATTAACAGATGAGCAGGCTGCAGATATCAAGCGTCAATGGAATCAAAATCATGGTGGTCCATATATGTCTGGATCAACAGCAGTTCTTTCAGGTGGAGCAGCATTTAAGCCTCTATCACTAAACGCTGCAGACGCACAATTAATTGAAAGCAGAAAATTCAATGTGGAAGACATTGCGAGAATTTTTAGAGTCCCTCTAAGTCTCTTGGGTCATCCAGTAAATGGTGCTATGTCTTATGCATCTGTTGAAGCACAGAACCTTTCATTCGTGCAGCATTCTCTACGCCCACTATTGGAGCGTTTGGAACAAGCACTATCACCATTGCTTCCTGAAGCAGATGGATTCATTAGATTTAATTTAGATGCCCTTCTTCGTGGTACCACAATTGAAAGATTTGATGCCTACACAAAGGGTCTAAGAGAAGGCTTCCTAAGCC